CCCAATGATTGCGGCCTACCCAATTCTGACCCCCTGGGTTGGTCAAGGTATCGCATGATTTCGCAAGGTCGTGATGCGCTACTAGCTGTTCTAACGACGGCTGGCATTCGCACATCCGAATATGTGCCCGAACGTGTCACCCCACCCCTGGCAGTTTTGCAACCAGCTGGTGACTGGGTTACGGCCGGACAAGTTTTCGGCGAATACCGTCTCGGATTCGATGTCACCGTGATTGTTCAGACCGCCGCTAACGCGGTTGTTTCGTCAGCCATGGATGATGCCATCGATGCGGTTCTAACGGCTGTATCGGGCGCTACAGGCTTCTACGTGGGTTCTGTGTCTGCACCGTCACTGCTGTCAGTCCAAAACGCCGAATTTCTATCCGCAACACTTACCGTTTATCAAAACACCCGACTCTAAGGAGATATCGTGGCACTTCCCACAACCTCATCAACACGCATCAAAGCCAACGGCCTGCTGTTCCAGCTCAACACTGGCACGATTGCTTCGCCGACTTGGAAAGATTACAGCTTCGACTGCATTTCGTTCATGATCAAGTCCGAGGATGCATCCAACGACCAGGTCACGTTCTATGATGCATCGGTCGGCGGCGGTGTCGACAAGTACGCAGAGGCTGAACTCATCCAGTCGCTCGAATCAACGTCACTCTGGCAGTACCTGTACAGCAACCCTGGCAAGGAACTGCAGTTCCGTTACGCACCGTTTGGCAACACTGCCATCACCTCGACCCAGCCTGGTTTCACCGGGTACATGCGCCTCCCACGCATCCTGGCTCCCGGACTTGGTGGCGCAGCATCGGTCGACGGCACGTTCGGATCCGAGACGGTTCGTTTCGACATTGTCGACGAAACCGGACAACTGCTCACACAGGTCACGACTGGTACCTGGACACGCGCCTAGTCTCTAATGGCAGATACGGTCATTGGTGGACGTGGGCAAGGTATTTATCTTGTCCAGAAAGCTGGTGGCCGTACTGTCGTTCAGGGCCTAAACGAGACTCGAAAGAAGTTTCTGGAAATGGGTGGCGACCGCAACCTGTTTGAGAAATGGATGAAAGAAGCGGCTATGGTCGCAGCTCGCGAGGCAGTCAACACGGCCCCGGTCAACTCGGGCAAATTGGCTTCGTCAATTCGCGGTTGGGCATCAAAAACTGCTCCAATCAAAACGCGAGGTGGCGGTGTAGATCGTCGCATGGTGTTCGGTGGACTTATCACCGCAGGTTCCGCCCGAGTCCGAAACACGACCGGGGGCCAGCAGGTCACCACAGGCGTTCAGTACGGTCGAGCAACATCGTTGGGTATGTTCCACGTCGCTGGTAAAAAATCAGTGGTTGGTGACCGTACCTGGCGCACAAACGTGCGAGGCCGGGCAGATGCATTCATAGTAAAAGCACGTGAGAAAAAGAAGTCATACATGGTCACTTTGCTAAACTTCAGATTGACCAACTACATAAAGCAGAAAGGCTTTGAAACAAATGGACTTTGAGGACATTACCCTAGGCGAAATCGCCGAAATTGAGGACTACGCGCAACTGCCGTTTTCAGACATTTGTGAGGAGCGCATTGGTGTTATCAAACTGCGCATCGCGTTGGCGTGGATTATCAAACGTCGCACCAACCCTGACTTCACCATTGCCGAGGCAGAGAAACTTACCCCAAACGATTTTGCACAGTTGTTTGGGGATGACGAAACAAAAAAATAAAGAATGACCGGGCGCAACACCTCGCCGCGTTAGTAGTGGGTGCAGGTCTCTCGGTCGCAGAAGCAAACAACCTGACGTTGCGTGAACGTAACGCCATATTCAAATTTATGAACGGAGGCAAGTAATGGCTGTACCAAACATGATCGTGACTCTGGCCATGAACGCCAGCAAGTACGGTGCTGGTCTGAAAAAGGCCGCCCAGCAGACAACGTCGTTTAGTCAGTTCGCTTCCAAGGGTTTCAATCTTGCTCGCACCGCGTTCATCGGTTTGACTCTTGCAGCGTTGCGTTACATTCCAGTTCTGGCAAACATGGGTGCCGAATCACGCAAAGCCGACATCCAGCTCAAATTCATGCTCGAGAACATGCAGGGAATTTCGGTTGCAACTGACCAGACAATCAAACGTATGGCGCGTTATGCCGACCAGGTAAATCGTGCGACTGGTATTGACGATGAACAGGTCAAGGCCGTACAGCGCAAACTGTTGGTGTTCAAGACGTTGCGTGAAACTGCGGATGAAATGGGTGGCACGTTCGACCGGACAACACAGGCCGCGATTGACCTCGCAGCTGGTGGATTCGGCACGATGGAGACTAACGCCATCAAACTTGGTCGAGTGTTGCAGGATCCCATCAAAAACATGAACGCCCTCACCCGAGCAGGTATCACGTTCACCGATGCAGAGAAACGCAAGATTGCGCGTTTGCAAGAGTCCGGCAAACTGCTCGAAGCTCAAGACTTGGTGCTCCAATCCATCGAGGATCGTGTGCTCGGTTTGGCAGAGGAATCCGCCACACCGTTCGAAAAACTTGTCGGGCAGTTCGAGCAAATCGGTGACTCTATTGGTGAGGCCATGTTGCCATCGCTTGAAAAGGTCAACACAGAAGTGTCAAAGTGGCTTGCAACGCCCAAGGGCCGTCAGGATGTCAAAGCAATCGCCGACGGTTTTATCGCGGCGGCAGGTGGCATCCGAGAAATGGCAAACTTTCTCCGCGATGTAAAAGGCTTGCTTGACTCAATCACCAAGTTCAATTTCGACTGGGTGAACGCGCTGCGCAACTTCCGCAACGACATTCTGGGCATTCAAAACAACGCTCGGGGCGACCAGTCGGGCCGTGGCACTGAACCGTTTGGCGGCACAAGCCGCGACCGCGCAAGTGCACCGATTATCAACTTCAACGCACCTATCGACTCCGTCAGTGCCGGGCGTGAGGTCGCACGTGTGCTGGCTGATTACAACCGGGCAAACGGTAGCCGATAATGCCAATCCGCGAAAAGTTCCTGTACGGTCTGGTCAAGATTGAGACTTCACCGTGGGCCACACCGTTCGTGTGGACTGATCGCACCGCCGACTTAGTCGCTGGTATCAATTACTCCGAGGGTGGACGTATTGGCACACCTGGAGCATCACAAGTTGACCCGGGAACACTAAACGCCACATTCAAAAACTTGTCAACCGTTCCGGTCGTCGGCAGCTTAGTTCGCATTTCATTCACCGATTTTGCTGGCTACGCATTCACTGGTTATGTGCAGGACGTTTCGCAACGAGTAGTTTTTGACCAATCAGTTTCACTAACAACACCAGTGACTCTGACGACGATCAACTGTCTCGACTGGGTTGGCTACATTTCACAATTCCAAGCAGTAGGAGCTGGTGGTGCTAACTGGATTACTGGTGTAGACGAAACTGACTCAATTTATCCGGCGCGTGATCGTGTATCCGCGTTGAACAAAATTGTCGATCCGTCTTTCAACACCAAGATTATTCTCCCAAGTGGTTTCACGGTTGTAACTAGCCTTGGGGACACTGATTTTGTTGGGAGTTTTGCGCAACATCTTGATTTGATTGCTACAAGCATAAATGTAACCTGGCGTGGAAATCATGCTTTGCCCACGAACGTAACTACTGGCCGAACATCTTTGGTTTCATTTGATCCGCAAAGCGTTTCTGGTAACGAAATAACATTTACTGATGCGGTAGGAACCGCAGGCCAGTTACATTACACCGAAATTGATTTGCTCAATTCAACGTCAAATGTCGCTAACACAATCGTTGTCAATAATCGTGTTCGTTTTGATGTGCCAGATGTCGAAGTCACAAAAATTGGTGGGTTCAACGAGGAAAACTACATGGTTATAAACAATCAAAATGTAGTTGGTTTGGCAATCGACGGTGTCCAAGAACTTTTAGACACAACTTCAATAACGACCTATGGAATACGCCAGACCGTAGTCGATACAAATGTCGCAATGCCAGTGTCGTCGTCCGGCTCATTCAACATCATTGTCAACCCATCAATGGAATATTCAGACGACGGTTACACACGAAACAACAGCAACTGCGTTGTGCGCCGTCGCAAACCATCACAGGATGCAAACCCGTTCGCCGCTTACAACGGTTTGTGGGCCATGCGATCACGCCAAACAGTCGCATCAGCAACAGCTCGTATTCTGTTTAGCGGTGGAGAAGCCGACGGCATCCCAGTCGTCGCCGGGTCAACCTATTACTTCAAAGGCTACGCAGCTCGCGGAACAACATCCCGAACAGACATGCGAGCCAAATTTGACGTGCGCTGGTACGACGATGCCGAAACATTGCTATCAACAACATCCACATCGTTTACAACATTGACCACCGCAAACACTTGGTATTTGGTCAGCGGAAACGCAGCTGCGCCAGCAAACGCAGTTCGGGCCACAATCGAAATGCTGTTTGAACGATCAGGTGGCGGCAACATCACAATTGGCGACCGTCTATGGGCCGACGCATTTATGTTCTCCAAAACAACCGATGCATATTTTGACGGCGATACGCCATGGGATGCCACAAACGCTTATGCGTGGACTGGTGGAGTTGGCGCATCACCGTCTTACAAACTGCTAAACAACGTAGACAGCGTTGGACTAACCCTGCTCGCCTATTATGCCAACACAAGTTTGCGAGTCACAAGAATACGTTGGAATGCCCAAGAAAATTTGTCGGACGTACCCAAATTGGTTGTCGGTCAAAAGATATATGTGGTTTACAAAGGAAATACAACTGCACATAAAATCGTCGGAATCGACGGCAACATCGACCCCAGCCGATACATGATCGACTACTACCTACAGAAAGTATAAAAATGAATGAACTAATCAAACGCATACTCCGCATCGCATCATTCGCATTCGGCGCAGCAATCGCCGGACTCGGCGCAGGTTCCGCAATCGGCCTCACAGTAGCCCAGAGCGCCCTCATGGGAGCCCTCACAGGCGTACTAGGCATATTCGGTGCCCTGGCGTTCATCTACGCCGGCAAAGGCACTGTAGACGACGGTGACTTCGATGCCACAATCAACTCGGCTATCGAAACGGCCCGGGCGAAAGACGGCAAAAAGTGAGCGATGGGGTGGTCGTCACACTCGAACGGATCTATGAAAAGCTCGTCGAGCTGGAGATTCGTCTCGGTGACCACCCCAAACAACTCGACGACCACGAAAAACGAATCCGCAACCTCGAAATGAAAGTTTGGTCATTCGCTGGCATAGGCAGTGTTGTGGCCATAATCACATCCCTCGTACTCACGAAAGTAGGCTAAACATGGTTGACGTTGATTTACAACGACCAGTCAAAACAAAACGAATCAGCGACAACTTCGCAGCTCACCTGAAACGCGGTTCCGCAACACCAGGTGTCGACTATGTCACCCCGGTCGGCGAAACAATCTACGCATGTGAGCGTGGCATTGTGGTGTCGGCCTCGAACAACCCGAACAGTGGTGCCGGGCGAAACATCACCATTCGTCACCGTGACGGTTCGCGCACGATTTACTTCCACCTGTCGGTTGTCAAGGTTCGGCCGTTGCAACGTGTCAAGCAAGGTCAGGTCATCGGTTTGACCGGAAACAGTGGCACACAAACCACAGGCCCACACCTGCATTTTGCCATCCAGCAAAAGGGCAAGTTTGTTGATCCTGAAAAAGTGTTCCGCAAAGAGAAGCGTGAGGCCCGAGCAGAAAAAGCTGCGGCGTTGACCGTCGAGACCATGACACCGACACACGAGATTATCCCCGGATAGGTTCTAACCTTTCTCCCTACCGGGTGGGGCAGTCGTTCTAGGGGGCGACTGCCCCTGTTTATGTGCTACAGTGTCACCACCTACTAGCAGAGGAGCATCATGCCTAAACAGCAAGCATTCAACCTTGGTCGCACATTCACTATCATTGCGTTTGTCGGTTGTCTAATATCGGCTACTTGGGCATTGTTGCCCGGCTTAGTCGGTTTGGCATTGGTCTGGTATGGATCCACAGACTGAACGCTGGCCACACGTCGACATCGTCCGTGACGAGCTGCGCCAAATCCAGGCAGAACAAACCGTCGCCGCCGACAAAGCTCGAGCTGCACACTTCGCCGAGCTGAAACAAGCCATGTCTGGCTACGACAAGACACGCACCCGACTCGAACGCGAAAAAGGAAAACGCGACATTCGCGCATACCGCAGACGTGAGCGAATATTACGTCAGACCTCCGTGACACACTTGACTCAACGTATGACTACGTTTGGAGAAAAGGTGCTCAATGCAAAAAGAGAGAATGGTCGCCCGGTCACAGACCGATGAATGGTACAAAGCACGCCAATACGGTGTGTCGGCCACAACCGTCGCCAAAGCCGCTTCAGGCCCTGCCGGTTACAACGCCGAACTAAACAACGCACTATTCCCCGAGGACAACGAAGTTGTCGACAACGAATACATGCGGTTTGGTCGCGACCACGAGGAATGGATCGTCGACAACCTGCCCCAAGAATACGGAATCAAACACAACGACTGGCTAATCCGTGGAGACGGCGATTACCGTTGGCACCTGGCAACCCCCGACGGTCTTAACGACGACTGGACAATCATCGCCGAAGTCAAGACGACTGGCAAAGATTGGGATGGCAGCACAATCCCTATTCAGTACCGTCGACAGGTTCAGTGGCAGTTGCATGTCACCGGGGCACAGCGATGCGTATTTGCTTGGCTACTGCGCACCACATCAGAATTTGGCGACCTAACCGCCGCATGGCTCGAGCCCAAGCACATCATCATGGAACGCGACCAAACCATGATTGAGGAACTAATCGAAGTTGCTCAACGCTTCATCACCGATTTCAACAACTACAAGGAAGTGCAGGCATCATTCAATGGCTAGATTCAACCTCGCAGATTACGCCACAGTCCAAGAACGCATCGAAGCATTCTGGAAAAAATACCCCGACGGCGCAATCGTCACACGCGATCTAACCACCGATGCCGACCGCGACCGCAAACAATGGCGCGTATACGCCGAAGTGTATTTCGTGTTCGACGAGCTGCGACCACGTGGCACAGGCCTCGCATTCGAGATTGACGGCGGTGCCGGGGCAAACATGACCAGCGCATACGAAAACGCCGAAACCTCGGCAATCGGTCGCGCGTTGGCCACAGCAAACTTCACCACATCAAAGCACCGGGCATCACGCACCGAAATGGCAAAAGCACAACGAGGAGCTGCACCCGAGGCGCAAATCACCGCAATCGACGTGCAAACCGCTGCAAACCTTGACGAACTGAACAACCTGTGGTCTCGGGCCGTCGACTCGGGCGACTCCACCAAACTGATCGCCGAGTTCACAGCTCGCAAAAAAGCCCTCAATGGATAAGCTCCTACGCTTCGAGGTTCCCGGACGGCCAGTGCCCAAAGGACGACCACGCATGACACGCACAGGCGGTGTCTACACACCCAAAACAACCGTCGACTACGAGAAACTAGTCGCAGCTGCGTGGAACACGAAGTACGGCATGCTGGCCCTAAACGGTCGACTCCGGGT